TGTTAGAAACAGAATGCTTCCCAGCGTTATTCCTAAAATAAACTTTAAACGAGCATCTAGGTCTGCAGCCGTTAATCTTTCTTTAGCCATTTGTTATTTCCTGTTCTGGTGTAGTAGGTGTAACCTTTATTACATCCTTTGTACAAGTCTGTGAAGCTTCACATTCTGGAGGATTACATTCTGCAATTTCCCAATTTTTAGGATCTTGGCAGGGATAGCGGTATCTGTTTAAAGAATCGCATCCAGTTAATGATAGCATTAATAGCCCAGATAGGGCAATAGTGATTAATTTCCTCATACCACTATTATACCCTACTCTGAGTTTTTATTTCTAATAGGACTTGTAATTATCCAAAGAGCAGTTGTTGCCATGATTCCATAACCAACAATAGTCTTTGCACTTCCGTCCAGAACTACCCAAGCAATAAACATACCAAGAAGGGTCCATGCTTGGTCAACCATATCTTTTAGGATATTCTTTATTATTCTTACCATTTTCTTCCTCCTCGTGAACCTGGTGAATTGGCACCTGAAGCGCCACCCCCACCAGAACTTCCTCCGCCTCCTGTGCCACTTCCAGTGGCCCCTCCTGTGGCAACTGCTGCTGCGTTAATTGCTGCACCTGCTGCTACAACTGTAGCAACCACCATATCTGTTGCTTCTTCTCTTTCTTCATCTGACATATCCGCACCTATGCTTCCAAATGCAGCCAATGCTGCTGCTGGGTTTGTAAACAGTTCTTCCACCAGCGCTCCTGGGTTTTGTAATAATTCTACTTGGGCAGCAACGGCTGCAGTAATTACAACAGCATTTCCATTTTCATCAGTACGAACATCTACTGGTGTTGCTGGTGGCAAATCAGAATATGATACGCCTGCTGCTTTTATATCTGCAGATGAAACTGTTTCTCCAGGCTTAATCGACTCAAGAAGTTTTTCTACAACAACTTCCTTTTGCTCTTCAGTTAGTTTGCCTTCTTCTGCTGCTTTCTTTAATTCTTCCGCCTCTGCTTTAGCCGCTTCTAACTCTGCAGCTTTTGCTTCAGCTTCCGCTTTTGCATCTGCCGCTTCTTGTGCTTTAGCTTCTGCTTCTGCTTTAGCATCTGCTTCTGCTTGCGCTGCCGCTTTAGCCTCTGCCTCTAACCTATCCGCTTCCGCTTTTGCATCTGCTTCAGCTTGTTCTTTAGCTTCTTGTTCTGCTTGCGCTGCTGCTTCTTCTGCTGCTATACGATCAGCCTCTGCTTTAGCAGCGGCTTCTTCTGCGGCTACACGGTCTGCTTCAGCCTTAGCTGCTGCTTCCTCTGCGGCTTTAGCTTCTGCTTCTGCCTTTGCTGCAGCTTCCGCTGCTGCTTTGGCTTCTGCTTCTGCCTTTGCTGCAGCTTCCGCTGCTGCCTTGGCGGCTGCTTCTGCTGCTGCTTGTGCAGCTGCTCTTTGTGCTGCAGCTTCCGCTGCTGCTGCTTCTTGTGCTGCTTGTGCTGCTGCAGCCTCTGCTGCGGCATTTGCAGCGGCTTGTGCTGCTGCTTGTTGCTCTGCATAATAATTAACTGTAACCTGTGCTGCATTTGTCATTGCAGTTACTGCTTCATTTACCTTTGTTGTTGCTGTATTAGCAAGGGCATCTGCTGTTTGAACTGTTACTGTAGAAGTTTCTGTAAGCTGATTCAGTGTAGCAACTTCTGCTGCTTTGACCTCTGTTTTATCTACAACTACTGCTTCTGCTGCAGTCTTCTGTGTAGTAAGAGTATTAAGTACTGCAGTATCAGTGTTAAGAGTTGTCTGTGCGGTGGCAACTGCGGCAACTAATACTGGATCTTTTGTTACTATTGTAGTTGCAAATGCTGTTTGATTTGGAGTAGTAAAATATCCGCTTCCATCTTGTCTCATTATTAGCCAGCCAAGTATAACTTGTGATGCTCCACCATTTTCATAGTACCAAATGGTAAAGTCCTGTTGTTTATCTACATCTGTGTTGTAGGTTGGAGAATATTGACTCCAACCCCCGCCCTTATCAATCCACTCATTGATTGCAAGCTGCCCATCGACATACATCTTTGCGCCATCATCTGAATGAATTGCATATTTTACCGTTACTGCTTCTTCTGGAACGGTAATAGTTCCTTCAAATTTAACAATTACATTGTCTACCCGCCCAGAATTAAATACCTGTCCGCTTCCAAATTGGTGAGCAATATAAGGAACTGTTGTTGTTGAAAGTGGTGTTGCATTTTCTGCTGGAAGTGGGGGCTGCTGTCCGCCAGGGGATGCGTATGTCGTTACTTCAATTCCATTAGTTGTGGTTTCTACGGCTGAAGCATCTGCAGCAGCTTGGGCTGCGGAAAGGTTTGTGGTGTCTGTAGCAACTACAGCAGTTTGTGATTCAACCTGTTGTGTTACTGTATTCAAATTTGTTTGAGCATTATTTAGATTTGTTGTTGCTGTGGCAACTACTGCAGTTTGTGATTCAACAGCTGTTTGGGCTGTCGCTGCAACTGTAACTGCTGTCTCAGCAGACTGTATTGCAGTGTTAGCCTCTTGCACCTTAACTGTTGCTGATTCAACTGCTGCCTTAATTGGCTCTTGAGTTGTAGCAATTTGAGTAGCAGTCTGAGTATCTGTGTTTGGCACATTTGCTTGAATTGTAGATATGATCGCATTGCCTTGTGCCTGGGCTGCCGCTTGTAGTGTTGTTTCTGCTGTCTCGACCTTAGCTGCAACTGTCTCAACTGTAATAGGAGTGGTTGCTGTGGCGGTATCTGAAGATGGATTTGCTGGTGTTACCTGAACTGTAACTTCCTCAGCATGGGCATTACTTGGCGCAAAAAGAAAGAGCCAGCCGATTATAAAAAGGCTGGTTAAGGTATACTGTAACTTTCTAGTCAACTAGGTATCTCCTAAGTAATGCAATATCTTTGCCTACTTAATAATTATACCACTTAACTATTTAGGATTATCTGTTTTATAAAAGCCATTACCTTTAAACTGTATTCCAAAAGGTGTGAAGTGTCTAGTCATTTCCGACTCACATTCAACGCATGTATAGCCTGGGTCATCATCAACAATAGACCTGTGCACTGACATTGTTGCATGTGCATCATCATATGAGCATTTGTATTCGTATACTGGCATTTTTATTTTGGGTGTCTTCCTGGAAAAACTTGTGAGTTTCCTGGAATTTCATACCAAGATTTCTTAGTCCAAAAAACAGAAAGCGTATGTCTGACTCCTGCTGTTATCTCACGAACACCATGAAGATGCTTTGAGTCTCCCTTAAATGAAATAAGCATTCCTGGCTCTGGCTGAATTTCAAAATCGTATTGTGGCATGTAAAGAGATCCGCCTACATAGTCGTCATTAAAATAAACTAAGCTTGAATAATGTTTATCAAAAAATGTTTTACCAAACTTTTCTGCGCTTTCTGGCCATATCCTATAATTAGCTAGCTCTTCCCAATCATACTCTTCCTCTGGGTCAAAGTAATCAATGTGTGGCTCCTGAAGTCTACCAACTCTCCATCTATGAAGTCCCGATAGCTGGACTAGCAGATCTTCTCCAAACATTTCTTCAGCAGTAGATTGCATTCTCTTTTCCATATCAAAAACAAGGTCTAGTGGAAAGTTTGGGTACATAAGTCTAGCTTGTTGAATATCTGTTGTTCCTATAGTCATTCCGTCCCAGGCATCTTTTCTACCAGTAGGGTTGCTTCCTGAAATTTCAGCTTTATTTTTCTTTAAATCCTTGTATCTTTGAATTCGTCTTTCTGCATCAAAAGAATTCCAGTCAGATTCGGAAAGAGAACATAGAGCAGAGTTAATAGTTTCTACCTCTTCTGGGCTAATAAAATTTTTAATAATCTGAACTTGAGGTATTGCAGTTTCTAAGATTTCCATAATTCTCCTTTAATAATAAAGAGCAGTTTGAGGACATGCTCAGGTCCATCCTGCGGGTAACGGCCCGCTATCTGCGACTCCCCAGTGACGGGGTGCAGATTTCTATTATACCTTACTTGATTTTAATTGTTTTAGGCTTCTTTTCTTCTGGAACAATACGATCCACATTAATATGTAGAAGACCATCCTTTAGCTCTGCACCAGACACTTCCATGTATTCACCTAAAGCAAAAGATCTGACGAACTTTCTGCCAGCAATTCCTTTGTGAACAACTTCTGCATCTGTAACTTCTACAATTTCACCCTTAATAATAAGTGTTCCATTGTCTACTGAGACACTGATATCTTCCTTGGTAAATCCTGCAATAGCAAGAGATAGCCTATATGTGTCTTCATCTAGTTTAAGAAGATCATATGGAGGATATGACTGAGAGTTGATTTTGTGTGCAGTATTTAGACGGGCTAGGTCCCTGTTGAAGCCAATAAAAAAAGGATCATTGAATAGATCCATTGCGAATTGTGTTACCATTATATTCCCCTTTCAAGCGAATAAATTAATATATGGACCCTCTAATGAGCGATCCATATATTATTATAGCAAAATATTTATATTTTGTCTATTTCTTCTTAGCCCTTACTTTAGCAAGTGCTTCAAAGTCCTTTACCTTGGTATCCCCTAGGTATCCCCAGGCATATCCATCGGCAATCATTTGTTCATTAACTGATACTTTAGATCCATCTAAGAATAGCCATCCAAGGATACGCCCGTATTTTTCTGATGAGTCCATTTTTTCTGTTTTAATAACAACAGTCTTAGATGCATCAATTGCTTTCTTTAAATACTCTTTAGATTCAAGGCCAAGCGCTTTTTCCATTTTGTCTGTAGTACGGCTTTCAGGAGTATCTATTCCCGCCAACCTAACTCGTGAGCTAAATGAGATATCAAATCCAAGATCAATATCTACATCGATGGTATCTCCGTCTACAACCTTTGTAACCTTTTTAACGTAGTACTCAAACATTACTTAGCCTTCTTATTTGGCGCTTTCTTAGCCACCTTCTTGACTGGTGCCTTTTTAGCTGTCTTTTTTGCAGGAGCCTTCTTGGCTACCTTCTTTGCTGGAGCTTTCTTGGCAGCCTTCTTGGCTGGTGCTAAAATCTCATCTATGTTTACAGAATAGACATCTTCTTTAACTCCAAAAAAATCCTTAAGCTTTTTTAAAACGTTCATCTTGTTCTCCTTATTTTTTGTACTGCTTATGATTAGTATATCATTTTTTTAGCTTCTCACCATGGATTCGAACCACGATTCTCGCCTCCAAAGGGCGATGTCCTGCCGTTGGACGAGTGAGAAATGGAGCGGATGATGAGAATCGAACTCACCCCTTCTGCTTGGAAGGCAGAGGCACTACCAATATGCAACATCCGCATTGTGCCCTCGGCAGGAATCGAACCTGCGACGCAGACCTTAGAAGAGT